TTCATAATTTTAATCCTGAGAAATCCCAAAATCCTTTTGCTTACTTTACGCAGATCATTCATTATGCGTTTCTCCGCAGGATCCAAAGAGAGAAGCGTCAACTAGAAATTAAGAACAAGATTATCGAACGGTCTGGTTACAGTGAGGTGTTTGACGACAACAACACCCTTGACGGATCGAACTATAGCGACTACAATCAGATCAAAGATAACGTGCATTCCAAGCTCCGTAGTTAATGAAGATTGCAATCATCACCGATCAGCACTTTGGTTGTAGGAAGAACTCCAAGTTGTTCCATGACTATTTTCTGAAGTTTTATAATGATATCTTCTTCCCATATCTGGAAGAACATGGTATTACTACCGTTATTGATATGGGAGATACGTTTGACAGTCGCAAAGGTATTGATTTTTCTTCCTTAGCATGGGCAAAAGACAATTACTATGATCGCCTGAAGAGCATGGGAATCCACGTTCATACGATTGTCGGTAATCATACAGCATATTACAAGAACACCAACGAAGTAAATGCTGTTGATTTGCTTCTTCGTGAATACGACAATGTGACAGTCTATTCTGAAGCAAAGGAAGTTAGCATAGATAAACTTAATGTATTGTTTATTCCATGGATCAACAAAGAAAATGAGGAAAGCACTTTCAAACTTATTAAAAGTTCAGTTTGCAAGATCGCGATGGGGCACCTTGAGCTCAACGGATTTAGAGCTCATAGAGGGTGCGTCATGGATCATGGTCATCCGAGCGAGTTATATTCAGAGTTCACCAAGGTCTTCAGCGGTCACTACCACACTAGATCGGATGATGGACGGATCTATTACTTGGGAAATCCGTATGAGATGTTCTGGAACGATGTCGGTGATCGGAGAGGATTCACCATCTTTGATACAGAAACTCTTGAACATTTTTCAGTAGACAATCCCTACAGATTGTTCTATAATGTATACTATGAGGATACTCCACATCAGTTGTTTGATGCTAGTGAGTATGCCAATAAGATTGTTAAAGTGATTGTCCGTCAAAAGACAAACACTAAAGACTTTGAGAAGTTTATTGATAAACTTTATCAAGTCGGAGTTGCCGATCTCAAAATTGTAGAAAACTTCGTTCTGGAAGATCCAGAAGAGTTTGAGGTGTTTGAGTCAGAAGACACTCTTTCTATTCTTGATAGATACATTCAAGAGGCAGAAATCAATCTAGATAAACCAAAATTGCAAAACATTATGAGAATGACTTATCAAGAGGCATGTGAACTAATTTAAGATGTATATTCTAACGATTCATGGTAGAGAAACTGAAGGTGCATATTCTGTAGCAGATCCAGAAGATGGAGAACAAATTCTTTATCTTTTTGAGGCAGAAGATGATGCAATGAGATTTGCCATGATGTTAGAAGAGGATGGAAGTCCTACTATGCATGTGATAGAAATCGAAGATGAGGTCATGCTAAAGACTTGTGAAATGCATGACTACAGATATACCGTAATAACTCCGAACGACGTTGTAATTCCTCCTAGTGTGAGTCATGATTTTATTTGAGAAAGTACGCTGGAAAAATTTTCTGAGCACCGGAAACCAGTTTACTGAAATTGATTTCCTTAAGCATTCTACTAATCTTATTATTGGTACGAATGGAGCAGGTAAGAGCACCGTATTAGATGCTCTTACCTTTTCTCTGTTTGGAAAAGCATTCCGTAAAATCAATAAACCTCAACTTGTCAATTCGGTAAACGAAAAAGATTGTGTTGTCGAAGTAGAATTTTCTATTAGTGGAACTCAATGGAAAATTGAGCGTGGTATCAAACCTGCTATTTTTAAAATCTGGAGAGATGATAATCTCCTAGATCAATCTGCAGCAGCTAACGACCAACAAAAATGGTTGGAGCAGAATGTTCTGAAGATGAACTATAAGTCTTTCACTCAGATTGTAATTCTGGGTAGTAGTACTTTTGTGCCGTTTATGCAACTTACTCCCAGTAATCGTAGAGAGGTGATTGAAGATCTTCTTGATATTCGCATCTTCTCTAGTATGAATTCTGTTATCAAAGACAAGATTCGTTTGGTAAAGGAAGATGTTAAAGTATTAGAACTTAAGAAAGAGTCTCTGATTGATAAAGTCAATATGCAAGAGAACTTTATTGATGAGTTGGAAAATCGTGGAAAGAAAAATATTGAGGATAAAGAATCCAAGATTGGCAAACTTCTTGTAGAAGAAAATAATTGGATGGGAGATAATGAAGAAAAAAATAGAGAGTTAGTTGATCTCCAAGGTAAACTCGAAGAATATACGGGTGCTACCGAAAAACTTCGTAAACTTGGCAACCTCAAAGGTAAGATTTCCAACAAAGTATCAAGCATTACGAAAGAACATAAATTTTTCTCACAGAATACGGTTTGTCCTACTTGTGGACAGGGTATTGAGGAGTCCTTCAGAATAAATAGAATTACCGACGCTCAAGATAAAGCAAAAGAGTTGCAATCCGGTTATACTGAACTGGAACAGGCGATTAATAAGGAAGAGGAGCGAGAGCGTCAATTTACCACTCTATCGAAGGAGATTACTACACTAACGCATGGCATTTCTCAAAACAATATTAAGATCGCTGGATGTCAACGACAAGTCAGAGATCTGGAATCGGAAATTCAAAGAATTACCGACAATCTTGCAAACAGAAATACTGAGCATGAAAAACTAACCACCTTCAAGGAAAACTTAAAAACTACATACGACGAACTCGCTCAACGTAAGGACACGATTAACTACTACGATTTTTCGTATAGTTTGCTTAAAGACGGTGGAGTAAAGACTAAAATCATTAAGAAGTACCTACCGCTGATAAATCAGCAAGTCAATAAGTATCTACAACTTATGGACTTTTACATTAACTTCTCTCTTGATGAAGAATTTAGCGAAACCGTCCAGTCCCCAATCCACGAAGATTTTTCTTACTCTTCTTTCAGCGAGGGAGAGAAGATGAGAATCGATCTAGCACTCTTGTTTACCTGGAGAGAGGTGGCAAGGATGAAGAACTCTGTCAACACGAACCTACTCATCATGGATGAGGTGTTTGATAGTTCACTAGATGGTATGGGCACGGAAGAGTTTTTAAAGATTATTCGATTCGTGATCCAAGATGCTAATGTGTTTGTAATTTCCCATAAAGAATCACTGCATGACAAATTTGGAGATGTAATACGGTTTGACAAGATAAAGGGTTTCTCGCGTATAGTTTCCTAAAGATGTGTTAATTATTACCATACTTCATTAAAAACAAGAAATGTTTGGGTTTCCTGACTAGATAGTATAGAATTGAGAGAGAATCTTATGTAACGAAAGTTTCTTTGTTATTTCTCGAATGTATTATTAGAGGTATTATGCACAATCTCATTTCACATAATCAATTAGCGGGTTGGAAACAAAGCGTTGAACGATTGACTCATACATTAGACCGAACAATGGATGAATCTGATCTAATAAACGATTACTATAACTGTCTGATTGAGTGCGATGATGATCAGTCAACATGCAAACGAGTTTGTAGGAGTATTCTTTCATAGATCTAAATGCGATCAAAACCAACCATAGACACATAGGAAACTGTCACTAAGGGCCTCCACCGAAAGGTGGGGGTTTAGTATTATAGGTGCATACAAGAGGAAACACCGATGGCAGTCCGACACGAAATCAAGTCACAACTCGCTAAACTGCTTGCTACTGAAGACTTGGTTGTGGAGCACAAGAAAGTGCAGACTGCTTGCTTTAACGTTCACACCCGTGTCCTGACCCTTCCTATGTGGGAGAAGGCAAGCAACACCGTCTATGATCTGCTGGTGGGACATGAGGTTGGACACGCACTCTTTACTCCTGATGAAAACTGGTTAGAAAAAGTTGCCATCCCTCCCCAGTTCGTCAATGTGGTTGAGGATGCACGCATTGAGAAGTTGATGAAACGCAAGTATCTGGGACTTGCAAAAACGTTTTTTAAAGGGTATCAAGAACTAAATGACGAAGACTTCTTCTCTATTCATGATGGGGATGTTGATGATTTTAATCTTGCTGATCGTGCAAATCTATACTTTAAGGTTGGTAATTTTGTAGATATTTCTTTCGACTCCGAAGAAAAGGTTCTTATCCAGAAAATTGCAGAAGTAGAAACTTTCGATGAAGCATTGAAGGTTGCGGAAGAACTGTACCTGTTCTGCAAGAAAGAGAAAGAGGAAGAGAAGGTTAATGATATGCCTGTCCCTCCTGAAGTGGGTGAAGGTGGACAATCTCAAACTCCTACTTCTCAATCTCAACCAAGTGACGGAGAAGGTGGTGGAGATAGTGAGGGGCAATCTGATCCACAGATTCCTCAGCAGACCAATGAAGAGGGAGACTGGGACAACCCTGTTTCTTCCGATGACCCTGAAGTTCAGACTGCTGATTCTTTGCAATCAAATCTTCAGGACCTTGTAGGAGATGATAATGCATATGAGAATGTATATGTCGAAATTCCTCAAGTTGACCTGAAGAAAATTGTTGCGGACAACTCTGAGATTCATGATGACATTGATTCTTTCTTCTCTGTTCAGCAAAAGAGTGTCCCTTCCGTTGATATCTACGAACGCGCAGACAAGCGGTTTGTTGAATTCAAACGATCTGCTCAGAAAGAAGTAAACTACTTGGTAAAAGAGTTTGAGTGTCGCAAGGCAGCAGACTCCTATGCCCGTGCTACAACCGCCCGTACAGGCGTCCTGGACACTTCCAAACTGCATACCTACAAGTACAATGAAGACCTGTTCAGGAAGGTCTCTGTGGTCCCTGACGGCAAGAATCATGGTCTGATTTTTGTACTGGACTGGAGTGGATCTATGAGTCGTGTCATGATGGATACTGTCAAGCAACTCTATAATCTGATTTGGTTCTGTAAGAAAGTTTCTATTCCCTTTGAGGTCTATGCTTTTACTAATGAGTGGAATCGTCCCAAGATTGATTATGAAACTCATGAGGTGGTCAAACCAATGGACTTCTCTCTTGCATATGAAGCGAAAGAAAATCTACTTTCAGTTAGTCATGAGTTCGCAATGATGAACATTCTTACCAGTCGTGTGAATGGTAAGCAACTGGAACATCAGATGATTAATATCTGGCGTGTTGCTAACTACTTCTCTGACCAATACATGGTTGGATATGGCATTCCTCCCCGTATGAGTTTGTCTGGTACTCCTCTGAATGAAGCATTTGTGTGTCTTCACCAGATTCTTCCTAAGTTCCAGCGTGAGAACAAACTGCAGAAGGTTCAGTGTATTGTTCTGACTGATGGTGAAGCAAATCATCTTGCCCGTCACGTCATGGTGAAACGTCACTGGGAGAATGAACCTTACATGGGTAAGCGTCAGATGGTTGGTGGTTGCACCTTCCTTCGGGATCGTAAGACTGGTAATACCTATCAGGTTCCTTGTGGTTGGCACGGTTTCTCTGACCTGATGCTCCAGAATCTTCGCGATAACTTCCCTACGGTCAACTTTGTTGGAATCCGTGTTCTTGAAAGTCGCGATGCAAATCACTTCATGAAACTCTATTACGATCAAAACTCTGATGAGTTCCGTAAGATTCAGAATGAGTGGAAGAAGCAGCGTAGTTGCACCATCAAGACTTCTGGTTATCATGCATACTTTGCCATGTCTGCCACTTCTTTGTCTCAAGATGCAGACTTCTCTGTTGATGATGGTGCGACAAAAGCAAAGATTAAGTCTGCTTTTATTAAGTCTCTTAAGACTAAGAAACTAAATAAGAAAGTTCTAGGCGAATTTATTTCTTTGGTAGCATGACGGCATACAGAGATAACTGGAAAGAAATAGCAAAAGCATCAGAAAAGGATCCAAAGGTATTGGATATCCTTGAGAATGGTCCCAGGTCCCTTTCGCAATCATGGTTGCTCCAGGCTATGCGATACAAATATGGAAGGTATGGACGGTCTGGAGACTGACTACTCGGGGGGCGAACTGCCCCCTTTTTCGTCTATAATAACTTCAGTTAAACAAAACAAATGGGTCTGTCCAAAGAAAGCATCATTGAATGTCTCCGCGAATCCTACGGCGAGTCCGTGACTTCTGCTGAGATCAAGGCATACTGTCAGATGAATGACTTCAACTACCAGACTATTACCAACAAACTGACTGACTACAAAGTTGGTCGTGGTAAGTGGAACCTGGAAGTAACGAAAGAGACTGTAGAAGAACTAGAAACAACCTATAATGCTCCTGCTGCTCTGCCAGCAATCGAACAAAACCTTATCCCCGCGAAAGATGATTCCTTCGTCCAGTTTGGTAACTTCACTGATATTAAAAAAATTATTAAGTCCGGTCTCTTCTACCCTACGTTTATCACGGGTCTCTCGGGCAATGGCAAAACGTTTTCTGTCGAACAAGCATGTGCCCAACTCGGACGAGAACTCATCCGAGTCAACATCACGGTAGAGACTGATGAAGATGATCTTATTGGTGGATTCCGTCTTGTTGGTGGAGAAACCGTTTGGCACAATGGACCAGTTATCGAAGCCCTGCAACGGGGTGCTGTGCTGCTCCTTGACGAGATCGACCTTGCCTCAAACAAGATCCTCTGTCTTCAGTCTATTCTCGAAGGAAAAGGAGTTTTCCTCAAGAAGATTGGCAAATGGGTTGCGCCCGCAGAAGGTTTCCAAGTATTCGCCACTGCCAACACCAAAGGCAAAGGTAGCGACGACGGACGATTCATTGGAACTAATGTGCTCAACGAAGCATTCCTTGAGCGATTCCCTGTAACTTTTGAGCAGGAGTATCCTACTGCTTCTATCGAACAGAAGATCCTTGGTAAGATCTGCAAGGATGAAGAGTTCTGCAAGCGTCTCTCTGACTGGGCAGATATCATCCGTAAGACCTTCTATGATGGCGGTATTGAGGAGATCATCTCCACCCGCCGTCTGGTTCACATCGTGAAGGCATACAGCATCTTCGGAGACAAGGCAAAGGCAATTCAAGTCTGTGTCAATCGTTTCGATGATGAAACTAAGCAGGCATTCCTGGAACTGTATGACAAGGTTGATGCTGATTTTGTGATGCCTTCCGACGAGACCATTAAGGAATACATTGACACACGCGCCGCTCAGTGATAAAATATGGTTAACTCTTGGTCTTTATTATTCGATGAATTGAACATGACTAAACACTCCACTCATTATTACGATTATACTCGTAATGATCCCGACCGTAAGAATCCGTTTGAGGGTGATATTATGAAGTTAGATGGATATTCTGTCAATGGGGTATCTAATCAAGACTTCTGGGAAGAGGATGGATTCAGCATTACAGGTAATCCCACTGCTGCACCTGATACTATTAACTTTAGTGGCAGTACAGGATCAGTAACAATTTATGGTGCTGCTCAACCAGTCCCTATGGATTATCTTTCCCTAGGTGGCGAAGACTCTGTTTCCTTTAACCTTGATATGACAAGTAACAATCCCACTCGTTTTAAGTACAGTGAAGAAAAAATCCTTAAAGAACTGACCGATTATATTTCTGCAACATATAACCAGCACTACTCCGCTGGTGATGATAAAGTACAAACACTTGATTTGATTGAGGCATGTGGAGATGGAGAATCCTTCTGCCGCAGCAACATCCTCAAGTATGCCTCTCGTTATGATAAGAAAGGCACTGCACGTCGTGACATTATGAAGATCCTGCATTATGCTGTTCTTCTGATGCATTTTAACGACAAGAATGCACAACGCGAAACCTACCCCCAGTGAAACTGAGACCCTCTAATACTATGAAACTGTCCGATAAAACTATCTCTGTTCTGAAGAACTTCTCTTCGATTAACCAATCGATTCTCTTCAAGGAAGGTAGTAAACTCCGTACTATCAGTTTGATGAAGAATATTCTTGCTGAAGCAACGGTGACTGAAGAGTTCTCTAAAGATTTTGGAATTTATGATCTCAACCAATTTCTGAATGGATTGAGTGTGCATCAAAGTCCTGAACTTGACTTTGCTAATGATGGTTATGTTGTTATTCGTGAAGGTGGTTCTCGTTCCAAATATTTCTTTGCAGACCCGAACGTAATCGTCACTCCTCCAGAAAAAGAAATCACTCTTCCTAGTGAAGATGTTTGCTTTGAACTCTCTACTTCAGTTCTGGAAAAACTCCTGAAGGCAGCAGCTGTTTATCAGGTTCCAGATCTCTCAGCAATTGGTGAGAATGGTGTTGTGAAATTGGTTATTCGTGATAAGAAGAATGACACTTCTCATGGTCACGAAGAAATTGTTGGTGAAACCAACTCTGAATTTGTATTCAACTTCAAGATTGAGAACATCAAAGTTCTTCCTGGAACATATGATGTAGTGGTATCTCAGAAGTTGCTCTCTCGTTTTACTTCTAAGAATCATGATCTCATCTACTACATCGCCCTCGAACCCGACTCCACCTTCGGGTAAGAAGGATTATCAAGGTCCCCTCTATGCGCCATGGTGGCAAGTTGAGGAGGGGAAACGTAAATTTCGTGAATGGTTGAAAAAACAAAAAGAATGAAACACATCCTTTTTACCCTTCGGGGTTGTCCGTTTGAACTCCTTGATGATGAAGAGTTCATTCGGATGCTTTTGTATAGAGCAACAAAAGAATGTAAATCTACTCTACTAAATCTAGCAACACATAAGTTTGATCCTCAAGGTGTAACTGGTGTTGCCATGCTTGCAGAGAGTCATATTTCCATTCATACATGGCCAGAGAAAGGTATGGCAGTTTGCGATGTCTTTACCTGTGGTGATACTGCTACACCAGAAAATGGTGTAGAATATATGAAAGAACAATTGAAGGCAACTGAGATTGTATCTAATGAATTTGTTCGTCCTTTGGAATGATTATGCGAGATGAATTTCTTTGGGTTGAGAAATATCGACCCAAAACTATTGAAGAATGTATTTTACCAACAAATATTAAGAAGACTTTCCAAGACTTCCTAGATAAAGGAGAGATCCCAAACATGCTGCTGGCTGGTCCTGCAGGATGTGGTAAGACTACTGTAGCAAAGGCACTGTGTAACGAACTGGGGGTAGATGTCTATGTCATCAATGGATCCGATGAAGGACGTTTTCTTGATACGGTCAGAAATACTGCAAAAAATTTCGCTTCGACCGTATCACTTCAAGCAACTGGCAAACACAAAGTCATCATCATCGATGAGGCTGATAACACAACAAACGACGTACAACTCCTACTTAGGGCGTTTACAGAGGAGTTTTCTGGCAACTGCAGATTCATATTTACCTGCAACTTTAAAAATAAAATCATCGAACCCCTCCATTCCCGTTGTGCCGTCATTGAGTTTTCCATTGGAGGAAAGCAAAAACCTCTCATTGCCTCGCAATTCTTCAAACGAATACAGACCATCCTGGATCAGGAGAATATTAGATATGAGCCGAAAGTTCTTGTCGAACTCATTAACAAACATTTTCCCGATTGGAGGAGGGTCCTCAACGAATGCCAAAGGTATTCAGCAGGGGGACAAATCGACTCAGGAATCCTCGCCCATTTTTCGGATGTAAAAGTAAATGACCTGGTTAAGAAACTTAAGGAGAAAGACTTCCCTGAAGTACGTAAGTGGATCGTTAATAATCTGGACAATGATTATAATCTACTTCTCCGTCGCATTTATGATGCTTGCTACGAAACCCTTGTTCCTGGTTCTGTTCCTGCTGCTGTCCTCGTTCTTGCTAAGTATCAATATCAGGGGGCGTTCGTAGCAGACCAAGAAATCAATATGCTTGCTTGTCTGACTGAGATTATGGTGGAGTGTGAGTTTAAATGACTGAAGAACAACTAGAGCATGAACGGTGTGTAGATGATGACTACAATGTAATCAATCATTACTATCGCGCTAAATATTGGCACCCCAACATCCCATTCTTTCTCCAAGATGAAAAAGGAGATACTTATGAATTTGGATGGAGTTTGATTTACCAGTACATTGAGAAATTAACTAATGACTAAACCAAGAGTGAAATCCCCTAGACAAAAGAAATCCAGAACCTACTATTACTTCTGGAGTTTCATGGCACTTACAGTATTCTTCGGACAAATTTATGTCGGATATGGATACCGTCTCATGCATGGAAGTATTCTAGACTTGATGGATAAAGTTGATGGAGTTCTTCTCCACAAAAGTGATACACCTAATTTTTATTGATTATGAACGTTAAAGTTATTCGTATGTGGTCCGGCGAAGATGTCGTCGCTGACCTTGTGAAAGAAGGTGATGAAACTATCACTGTATGCAATCCTATTGTTGCTGTTCCGACCAGAGATGGTCAGATGGGATTTGCACCATGGGCACCTCTTCTCTCCGGCAAGAATGTAGATCTTGATGTTTCCCGAAAGTATGTTGTTTATATTTCGGAGACCCAAGATGAGATTGTAGAAAACTATACTCAGATGTTCTCTACTATTCAAACTCCCAGCAAGAAATTGATTGTTTGATGAAATCGTACAAAACTCCTCTTCGTTATCCTGGTGGCAAGTCCCGTGCTTGTACCAAAATGGATCCCTTTTTTCCTGACCTTCGTGATTATAAGGAGTACCGCGAACCCTTCTTGGGTGGCGGTAGTGTAGCGATACATGTTACCAAGAAGTACCCACATCTGGATATTTGGGTTAATGACTTGTATGAACCACTCTACAACTTCTGGAGAGTTCTACAGGACGAAGGCAATCTTCTATATGAAAGTTTGCAAGAAGCAAAGTCCTTGCATTCTGATGAGGAATCGGCAAGGGAATTATTTTTAAAATCAAAGAGCATTGTTAATGATTACACTCAATCAAATCTATTTCGCGCTAGTAGTTTTTATATTGTTAATAAGTGTAGTTTTAGTGGACTCACAGAGTCCTCATCCTTCAGTAGACAAGCAAGTGTCTCCAACTTCTCATTGCGAGGAATTCAAAAACTCCCAGGATACACTAAAATAATTCAGAACTGGAAGATTACCAACTGGTCGTATGAATCACTTCTTACGGATCGCAAAGATGTATTCACATACTTAGATCCACCATATGACATCAAAGACAATCTTTATGGTAAGAAGGGCAGTATGCACAACGGATTTAATCATGATGATTTTGCTTCCGACTGTGATAGATATGTTGGTCACCAACTTGTATCTTATAA